TCCAAGTAACGCTTGTAAGCTTGACAGGACGCTTCAAAATATTATCATTTGTAGCTGTTATTGCACCTTGATACATAGTGTCGTCCGAATCGACATTGATACCTTCCTCCCATGCAGAAATACCATCCATGAAAGTGACAACTTCTGCTTGTTGTTCACTGGGAACTATTTTTGTAAAAAGATTTGAAGTCTATATGTTTATTTACAGTGGCATCGGGAGACCAATCCTATCCACACAATTTACATGTAACTCTACACAAGCGGATTAATAATACATGCTTATATAAATACGTAATCAATATGCAAAGTGCTAAAATATTTACAAGTATGTACATTTGAAGGTTTTCAGCTAAACCTCATCTGCGCCACTATCTTCATATTCAACTGTAAGGCTTGAACTTGAAGAAGAAGGTTGATTATCAGTATAATCCTTAGCTAGCACATCCCACCATTCATCATAGGAATATGTCAACTCTAAAATTAAAGAACCAATACCATAATCATCGGCGGCCTTCTTTATAATTTCTTTGTAAAACACGAATGTGGCTTCATCATGTCGTGCGAGCTCACGCAATTGCGAAATAATACATTGAGCAGTCAAAGTCCATTCATCGAGATAAAACTTTTTCTTGCAATGCAAAGCCCTACCTATTGATTCTATAGCTAAAGGAGCTACATAACAGTCAACTCGAGGTTCATATCTAAAAGTGCGTTTGCACAAAACAACATCATTAGCTTTAAAGAACTCTGGAACAACAGAAGATTTCCTACCGTCTGTATAAGGCATATTTATAGTTGAAAAATACTTCTGTATATTCTTCATATTAAACCACTCGTTTTTTGTGGTAGCTATCGAATCATCACCTACAGTTCCCAATCTAACATTCTCTCGAAACGTGCCTTCGAAAGTTTTAGGTTTAAGACTGTACCACGCACAGCGATGTAACAAAGCATTGGCTATGCCATTGATAGCTATAGTTAAATAGTTGCCTGAAGGATTCATTTTATCCATTACTAACATAGAACCAGCAAACATCCATGGGTTCATTGAAACATCACACACATACGTGTGGGCAGCTAACAATTCTCCTGAAGTATAACCAAGGAATCTACCAACGCAAACTAATATCGAACCAGCTGCGCGAATTATTTGACCTGACAAATTCGCATCGAACTTTGAATAATCTCCTTCCAAAGCTCGTTCCGGTTCAAAATCAAGAATGTATTCCTTTACCTCATTCCACTGTCTATTAGTACAATTCACCCCTTGCAATAACTCGGACATTAAAGGGAAATCATACAAAGCTGCCAAAATAGGAGCGAATAACATCTTGCCAAGTAGAAAAAATGACATTGGAAATACAGCAAACATACGCACCTTAGAAAGAGTTCCATCTTTAGAAATCTTAGTTGGCTCATCCTTCAACGATGTACGGACTATAGGCGAAACCAATTCTCCTCGTGACAACGTTGCAAACATCTCGGCAACTTCTTCAGTTATATATTCTTTAGGCCAAAATGTTTTTCTACCAGTGTACTCGTCGAACGTAATCTCCAGATGATTCTGCTTTTGCTTTGGAAGCCCACTACCTGATGAAGTCTTTTCATCTATTGATCGGATCCACATTGTTCCTGGATACCCATTCAAAGCTTCATGCAACGTTAAAGTTCTGGAAACAACGGGCTTGTAACCTACTTCTACGAAATTTTGTAAGATAGGATTAACGTAGTCTGACATACAAACATCTAATAATCTCTTGGGTATAGAAGTAATACCTCGAATGCCAATTTGGAAGTAAGTTGCATGGTTGCGATCAAACCTAAAATCAGGCCTACCATGTAATCTCTCCCAACCATGATGTTCAAGAAATGGACTAAATTGAGTTATCTGAATATTAGACCGAGGGTGAAACCTGGCTTTTTCATCATAGCCAAAGTAAGCACAATCAGGCTGAACTAAATCTTCTTCTTTCATCTCAACAAAATTAACAACAGCTCGTTCATGTGCTTCCTCTTTAAGATCATGAATTCGACTACCATCGATAGTATTCTTGTTCCTAATACTATTGAACACTACTGGATATCGATAATTATCCCAATCTTCTACTTTCACCGCAACGATTCTTCCTTCCGGAATAACGACTCTAAAATGGTTAATAGCTTGTTTCAACTCACTTTTCAATAAAGTAAAACAAGCTGCTGTATCAGAACCATTACCACCACAATGAAATCCCAAAATCAAATGGGGATTTGTCAAAGAAATAAGAGGAGACATGCAATCTCCTACTTCAGTTGGCTTCGCAACCAAATGAACAGACCCAGGCGAAATGTGGACACCATTATTAACATTTTTTGAAAATTTGTATAGTACTTTCTGCTCGCTCAATTCGTCCCGCAAAGTCAACATACTACACATAGTTGCATCCTCTTGATAACTTTCTGGCATAAATTCTAAAAACTTATCGCTCACTGGAAGTTGTTTATCAATTTGTATGATTGTAAAATCTCGATTCGGAATGGTATACATTTTCACTATATTGGCAACACCACGCGTTGACAAAGTCTTAGGCTTGGTGTCATAATGAATTTGATCCCCAACTTGCGCGTATTTTCCTAATGAATGAAGTGGTACTAAAAACAAACTAGTACTAATAGCAATAGCCATACCTCTTACGCGAACGTGTTCCGTGTCTAAGTCGAACCTCAAAAAATGCGGTGATAACTTCCTAACCACCTGATCATAAGTCATAGATTTAACTGTTTCAACAGCTGGCATCCTAGCCGGTTCAACTTTAATCCAGTCATTTTTCTTCGCATGCCTGACTGCAATATCTTCATTATTACGAGGTAACAAATCACTTTGAGCTGAAATAACTGGCTTTAACCCTTGCCACATCTTTTTCATCATGTATATACCTGACAATGCAGTCACCGTAACCAAACTGTACTTAAGGAAAGGTAAAGTTCTAGTTTCTAAGTAATTACCTCCTTCGCGAATTCTACGCTCTAACTCCATCTGAAAAACATCACGCGCGAATACAGCTATATTTAAAGCCACGAATAGAAGATACAACACGATTGACAACGTAGTTATTACCAAACTCTGAGTCAATCGTTCTACCAAAATCAAAGTAACAAGACACAGCGAATTCACAAATCTTGCTCTGGTGCTAATTAGAAATTTGTTGGATAATAACGAAAACAAGGTTATGATAAATGCACAAAATACTAATCTGATATCAATACTCAACAACGTCCCAGCTAAGCATATACTGGGATAATACATCTCAACACTAGAAGCATTCGTTACTACTGCCACTGCGTGCTCTGTAACATCCAAATAATATGGACGTACGAAACTCTCCAACACTCGTGGAATAGGTATTCTAAGAAAATACCCGCACAAACTACTAAACGTCGAATTCATAAGATATTTTGCTACCACATTAGCTTCCGGTGTCAAAGGAGTTTCCCAAAATTCTTTCATTTCATCTTCAGTGACATGCTTAGCATTCGGACACTGACACCATACAGAAGTTGCGGGTTGATAACACATTTCGCAACGTGGAATAAGATGAGCTTTATTTTCGACCTTAACGAATTGTCTTTGCTCTTCGCGTTCTTTTTTCCATCTCTCGCAAATAAATGGAATAGCTTTGGAAATACATGTCCAAGGAAGCAATTGTTGCTTATCGATCTTTCCATGAACGTCCTCCACCCATCTAAAAATAAGCAAATCGTGAAGTGGAACTTGAATTCCGTTTTCGTAAACCAAAGCACGATCTGGATCTAATTTCCCTGCAGCAACTCGCGATTGGAATTGAGGCTTTACGCGAACTTCTACCCAAATACCTCTACGCAATATCGAATATGGTTCGTTTGAAGTTGAATATGCTCCTAATTCTAAAACATTAGTAGTCAAAGCAACAATATCAAATTTATATTGTATCTGTCCTTTCTTATCAGCTTCAGCTTGAATTGAATAAGCTGGAATATTATTTACAATTTTGATTAGACGTGATCCAATATGATACTTAGCTTGAGTTCCATCATTTATCGCATTTCCAGCATCATCCCAAATCCCAACGGTCATATCTTGACGGTGGTCAGAATCGTAATCATCGTTTTCGTTGGCATACCATCGTTTTTTCAAACCAACGTCAATGTTTAATGCTTTACCAACAGCTGCTATGATCTGATTTAACACGGTAGTTTTCCCAATATCTGATGGCCCATAAACCACAACACAATGAGGTTTCATCCTTAACTGAAACGATTGAGATCGAGCTTTAATATCTTCATTAATCTTCGTAAGCTTATTTTCATACCCAACATATATAATTCTAGTAGTAGGGTGTAACTTTCCACGTTTAAGTTCTTGTGATATTTCGGCCAAAGTCTTGCGCAATTCAGTAACAAAATCTTCTACCTTATTCTCATAAACATCTTCATAGCTACCTAATTTGATGAATTTATAACGATTGTCCAAGGCAGATACACGAGAAAATAGAGATTGTGGGGCTAGAAATGATGTCACATCACCTCCGCCAAGGTATATCTCAAAAACCTCTAAGAGACGCTCTGATATGTTCATACAACACATCATGACGTCTAGACCTGTTACATCAACTGACTTTTCTACGGCTTCAAGAACTGCAGTAATTGTCGAGTCAGATGTTAAAGATGAAGGCTTGAGTCCAAAAAACAAGATTATGGTGAAAAATTCTTTAAGCATTCTATATCCTGGTATTGTATCGAGCGCAGCCACAGATGTTTTAAGTGAACTAACACCACTTTTCATGCTCTGTATATTTTCAAGAACTCATTGTGGTTCAACCATCTTCATTGTCAAAACTCTTGTAAAATGATCGACTACATCGGGAGACAACTGTTGAGATAAAATTCCCACGGCAATCTTAATCACATCTTCTTTACTTTCAGCTGTAGACAATGCTGTGAGAGCCCCAAATATTTTAATAGACAATGAAATACATGTTCCGGTAATTGAATTAGTAGAAGACATCGAATTAAGAATAGTGCTGGATCGTTCATTGAATTCGTTCATATTGTATAAATCACTCAGAAAATCTTCAACATCTCTTTGTTTTACCAAAGTATCACCTTCAGGGCGCAAGGTCATTAGTGTCATACAAGCCTTAAGTTCCCATATCAGTTGATCTAACTGAGGGAATGCTTTTTCTAACTCAGCTAATTTGCGATCATGCTCATTGGCAAGATCTTCATGTATCCAACAATGAACACGCGAACCACCATCTTTACATGAAAAACGAACTAAGGGTTCATCATAAGGATGGTTTTTTACGGGCCAGGTATGAACCGTATAATTACGCAGAGTGAATAACATATTCATTTCTTTGTGGACGTACTCTAACTGATAACGATGTCTCAATAAAGAAACAATCTTAAGTACGCCACATAAAAACTGCAACTGTGCATGTCGATCACATCCCTCTAAAGGGTATGGATCAAATTCTGTAATATGCGGAAGATCGACTAATAATTTAGTCATAACTTGGCCTTCAGGCTTCAATCTGCGACCATTTGAGCTTTTGAGCTTCTGCATATCTTTTTTAATTTTTATGAGTTTATTTCTCAATTTTTGATTGTCCTGACTTAAGGACTTAACCTTTGATTCTTCCTTTCTCAAACGCTTTGATAAAGCATAATCCTTAGGAGAAACCTCAGATTCAGGCCGGACAATATCTCTATCTTTCTCCATGAAATAGCTAATCAATTGATCTTCACTCAAGTTCGATAGAAGATCAATTTTCCGCTTCTTCTTGGAAAAGAAAGAAGAAAACACAATAGTTGTAAAAGAAAAATCGTTTTCCAAAGACAATGGATAATAATAATTTTTTTTTAGCAACTCATCGATCGTTAAAGAAGAATCACCTCTGTAAAACGATCTATGCGCATCTAATACGCTTTGGTCAGATACGACCTTATCGGGAAACACAACCTCATCCGACAAATCAATAGAAACAATACTTTCTCGCGCCTGAGACCGGAATGTTTCTGCAATACTTTCTCTCGCCTGAGACCGGAATGCAATAGAAGGGGAAATACCAGAAAAGACTGAAATTGTTCGTTCAGAAAGTTCACTCATGTTATATAAGTGAACCCCTGAAACGAACAAATCAGTCTCTCCTAAAAAGAAGAGAGCTGACTGTTCATTTCGTTTTCC